CTGAACCTGTCCGAAAAGGCCGCAAACGGCGAACCGACAGGAAAGATTGAAGCTCGCATCACCACATGGGGCGCTCGTGAAGGCGCTGATGGCCGCAAATTCTTCTACAAGCCCGAAGGCTTTATGGAGTGGGCAAAGAATTTTGCCGAAGCAGGTCGTCCACTGCCTATGTTCCTGAACCACAACGCAGACTCCATGCCTGTTGGCGAATGGACTGAGTTGGAAATGGATGATGAGGGTATGAGCGCCAAGGGCCGTTTGTTCCTGAACACCACTGCTGGTTCTGACTTGTACCAAGTCATGTCTGAGTCGCCTACTATGTTTGGCGGCGTTTCTGTCGGCGCTTATGCTGACGAATATCAATGGGTCAAAGAAGACGGTGAGGCATTCCCTGCTGGCTCTGGCGACTACTACGAAGACGGCTACTTCCAGATCACCAAAGGTGGCCTGCGTGAGACTAGCGTTGTCATGTATCCCAACAACCCCAAAGCCGAGGTCAAAAAGCTGGAGTATTTCCGTGAAGACGGTTCCGCTGACCTCAAGGTATTGGAAGAAGCCCTGCGGGATGCAGGTCTGTCCAAGCAGATGTCGGTTGCCGCCGCATCTGTGTTCAAGACGGTAATTGAGCAGCGTGATGCTGTGAAAGCGCCGATTGAAACTGCGCCAACTCAGAGTGATTCTGATGCGGAGGCAACCGAAGCTGAAGTTCTCGCTGCTCTTGAGCAACGCGAGCTTCTTAAACTCCTCGACAAACGACTGAAAGGTTAATCATGTCAAAAGAAATCATTGAGAAATTGGATGCTATCGAAGCCAAACAAGCCGAGAGCATCGTGGCCGTTGAAGCCAAAATCCCCGCTGCTGTTGAAGCCGTCAAGGCCGAATTCAGCGAAATGGTTGCTGCTCTGGAAGCCAAAGTCGCCTCCGTGCAAGCTCCTGCTGTTATCAAGCCAGAAAAGACTGTTCGCGGCGATGTGAACAAGTCGGTTCGTGAGCAACTGAAAGCTGTTATCAACGGCAAGTCTTCTTTCGAGAAAGAACTGAAGATTTTTGCTGACGAAGCTCAGATGGACGCTTACCTGAAAGAAGCCTCTGCTTTGACCGCTGGCGGTGATGGCAAGGGTGGTCGTACTGCTTACGATCCAGTGTTCCGCGCTCTGCGTTTGGCTAACCCTCTGCGTGGCGTGTCCCGCACTGTGGCTACTGACGGCTCCAGCTATCAGTTCCGTGTCAAGACTGGCAACGCTGGCGCTCAGTGGGGCTACGGCATCCAGAACAACGGCTCGCCTACAACTGAAAACACTTCCATCTGGCAAGTGGTGTTGAAGGACATCAACGTGCAGTTCCCAATCCGTACTGCGGCTTTGGACGACATTGATGGCTTGGAAGCCAACGTGGTGGACGATATGCTGGCTGAATTCGCTCAGAACGAAGCTCTGTCCATGATCGTGAACAACGACCAATCCGGTGACGGCACTTCTGTTGCAACTGGTGGCGCTGACGGCCTGCGTGGTTTGGACCAATACGGTGGTGCTAACAGCACATACACTGGCGGTACAACTTCGACTGCTGCTTTCGGCTCATCCGGCACTGGCTCTAGCTCTGGCCTGCACAGCTTGGCTACCTATGACCAGATCACCACCAACGGCAACACTGTTGGCGCTGCAAACATCACTTACAAAGACGTTGTGAACTTCATCTACGCACTGCCACAGCAGTACTGGACTGAAAGCGCCAAGTTCGTTGTAAGCCCTGTCTTGCTGGCCCAAATCCGTGGCTTGGTGGACGACAACGGCACTCCCGTGTTTGAGCGTATGTCGCCTCTGGAAACCAACGGCATCGTTGGTCGCCTGTTGGGCTTCGATGTGGTGGTTAACAAGTACTTGGACAACCCCAGCCAGTCCACAACTGGCTCTGCTGGCACAACCAGCCTGTACCCAATGTACTTCGCTGACTGGAGTCGCTTCCACACCATCGTTGACCGCCTGAACATGGTCATGCGCCGTTATGACCAGACTTTGCCCGGTTTCATCACCTTCTTCGGTGAGAAGCGTCTGGCAACTTCGGTGCGCGATCCCTTCGCTGGCGTTCGCTACCGTTCCACAGGCACTGCGACCTGATAAAAACGGAGGGGCTTCGGCCCCTCCTTTTTGCGCCATTACTTTAGGAAATTGCCATGACCATCACTGAAAAAATCCTCGCTGGAATTAAGCAAGCCATTACTGAAGGCGGCACAGTCAACATCGACCTGAAAGAAGCCTCTGCAATCACTGGCTCTGGCTCTGGTGTGGGTGGTCGTGCAGTATTTGATGATGCTTTTGCCACCTTGCGTTATGCCAACCCCTTCCGTATGGGTTCGCGCATCGTGCCTGTTGCTGGCTCTGATATGCAGTTCGTTGCCAAGACTGGTAACGCAACCAACCAAACAAACCCTTGGGGCTATCCCGTTCAAAACAACGTGGGCACTCCTGATACCAACACCGCAATTTGGCAATTGCCAGTTCGCGCTGTTACGGCCCGTTTGCCTATCCGTTCGGCTGTGATGTCGGATGTGAATGGCCTTGAGGCATCCATTGTTGAAGACCTTGCGCTGGAATTCGCACAGGTTGAAGGCGCTTCTATGGCCGTCAACTCCGACCAATCCGGCTCGGCCACCACTGCTACTGGCGCAACATCTGGCCTGCGTGGCTTGGATATGTACGTCAGTGCTTCGGCCAGTGCCTATGGCACATCTGGTACGTCCATCACCAACGGCATCCACAGCATCGCTACCGTGGCCCAAACTGGCGGCGGCGTGGTGTACAACAACATTGTTGATGTGGTTAACGCTTTCCCAAGCCAATACTGGTCTTTGCCCGGCAATGCTTGGCACATTCGTCCATCCATGATTGACTCGCTGCGTAGCCTGAAGGATTCGCAAGGCTTGCCATTGTTCTTGGAAATTGGTGATGAAGACGGCGCTGCTGTTGGCCGTATGTTTGGTTTCCCCGTGATTCCAAACCCATACCTGTCCACAGCCTTCCCGATCTACTTGGCTAACTGGCCTCGTTTCCTGACAATTGGCGACACTGAAGAAATGTCGATCCAAATGATGGACCAAACTGCTCCCGGCTTCGTTACACTGTATGCTGAGAAGCGTGTAGTTAGCTCAGTCCGTGACCCGTTTGCTGGCGTTCGCATGAGCGCCTAATAGGAGCCTCTAATGTCCGTCCAAAGTGTATTGACTGGCCTGCCTTACGGTGGTCAAACTCGCAATCCGTTTAACTACGTTAAGGTTGAGCAGATTGGCCGAGATGTGACGACCAACTGGCTGACTCCTGATGAAGTCACCAATCAATTGAACTTATTTGACGATCAGAGCCAAGACAGTTTTGTTATGGGCTTGGATTTGGCAACTCGGATGTACATTGAGGACTACCTTGGCCTGTCAATCTTCCCTGTGACGTATCGTGTCTGGTACGGCGCAGAGAGCTTGACGGCCACGCCTGTCAGCCTTGACCTGCCGGAAGTAAGTCAGAACATTTCTTCTAATCTTTCTCCGATTACAAACGTCTCGGTTGGGTATTACAACTCATTGTTTCCCCCAAATTTAGTGCTTGTTGAATCTTCGCAGTTTTATTATGACAACAGCGGCAACAAAATAATCATCACAAGTTTGCCGACCGATATCAACACACAGATGACGGCCCCAATTGTGGTTCAATACACCACTGTTGCAAGCCCCTTGGCGGCATACCCCGTCATCAAGCAAGCTGGCTTGTTGATCTTGACGCACCTGTACAACAACCGTTCTGATACAACCGAAACCAAGTTGAAGACCATTCCTTATGGCGCTCAGACATTGCTGCGTCCATACAAGCCTTTGGTGATGTAATGTCAATTGCACGTTTTGAAGATGTTGCTGTTTACAACCTGACTTTTAGCAAGTCGGGCTTTGGCGAGCAAATCACCACTCAAACAGAGTGGTTCAAGACCCGTGCGCGTGTTGAGGATGTGGCAAACAACGTCAAGATTTCAGAGAAATATCGTCTGTATCAGGACTTGGTTAACTTCACGTTCAACTACACTCCAAACACAAAGCGGATTGTTGACCATCAGCAGTCTTACTCTATCTTCTGGCGCGGCAACTATTACCGCATCACCGATGTCCGTGAAACGAACAATCGGATGAATGTGAAGATGATGTGCTATCGCTCTGACCCTCTTACGGCGGTGTAAATGGCAACACAAAACAATGTCGTACAGTATGGCAAGGCGATTCAGTACACGCTGAGTCAGATTGTCAATCCTGTGCCTGTTTACGCATCGTTTAACCGCAACTTTGCCGACCAGTCCAAGTTTGTCACTTGGATGCTGCGTAACGTGCATCAGCCTGTATATACAGGCCAGCAACAGAGCAACAAAGGCATTGACCGTCCTGTGTTCCAGATTTCCATCTTCACTCAGCAGATTGAAGAGGGATTCACAATATCGCAACAGATTCTGCAAGGCTTGCATGGATACAGCGGCCAGCTTGGAAGCCCGTCCGAGGGATTTTTCATTGCTAAGGCTGATGTAATGTGGCTTTACAATAGCTACAACAACGAGGAAAATATGGCGCAAATCTACTTGGATTGCACCATAGACGTTCCGGCGTAATACAAGACAATTTGTTCAACTATCTTTTGAAGGAAACTCAAAATGGCTCTCATTAACAAAGTCTTGCCCGGTTACGTGGCGACCCTCTGGTGTCAAACTGGCGCTACGCCCACACCTCTGACTGACGCTCAACTGTCCACATGGGCAGGCCAAGTTGGCGACATCATTGGTACTGCTGCTGGCGGTACTGGTACTGATGGCATTCTTGTGCCTGTGGAAGCAATCCCTGCTTTCGGTGCTGATGATGCTTTCGCTGCTTTCTCGGTTGCTGGCGCTCGTACTGGTGCAAAGATCACCACTCAGAACCAAGTCACCTCTTTGACTATCACTGCGGCATGGAATCCTGCTGACACTGCTCAGTTGCTGATCCGTGAAGATGGCTACAACGGCACAATCGTTCGCACTTATGTTGTCGCTGTGTATGACGGCGAAGACACTGTTGCCTACGCTTTCAACGGCATGGTCGGTGGTATGTCTTGGGATATGTCCCCATCTGCCGAAGGCAAGTTCAACTTCACCATCCACCCAATCGGTGGCAACAGCTACGGCTGGTCAACAAACCCCTAATACAACATGACAACAGTAAAAGACACGACAGACCTGTTGAGTTTCCTTGTGGGCCAAGCCGATTCTTCCAAGAATTGGTTTGGTTTCACACAGCAACGCATCACTGCAATTGCGCTGGCGCATGACATTGCGCGGAACCATGCAGACAAGATGTCGCCTACTGAAGCGGTGGATTACGCCATTGCTTTGAATCAGGCCATCTACGACAAAATCATCAAAACGACACGATAAGGAAATCCCATGTCACGCATTCAATCTGCTTTTGGCGACAGTTACCAAAAGGCATCCGCACATCTACGCACCAAGACTTTTGAGCTTGGTGGTCATGTCTTCAAGGTTCGCATCCCTTTGTCCAAGGAGATGGAGCAAATTGAGACAACAATCACAACCATTGATGATGAAGAACTCAAGCGCCGATACGAAAAAATGTCGGCCAGCTTTCGAGGCGGCGAAGTCATTGATGGTGTAGAAGTCACAGAAGATGACGTTATTGTCGAGGGCCGTTCCACAAAGGAATTGGTTCGACAAGTCATTATGATGGAGCAACGCATCGTTCAATATATCAAGCTGCTCGTGCCAGAAAATGGCGATTGGACTGGCTTGACGTATGAAGAGATTGATGCCGAGTGGCCGATGACCGTGCAAATGGAAATGATCGCCAAGATCACAGAAGCCATTCAGCCCGGCTACAAGGACTCCAGAAAAAACTAATACAGGACGCTCACGCTCAGGCTCGGGCGTATGTGTACGCCCACGGTGGGTGTCCTGATGATATTCCTGTTGATGACTTCAGAAATATCGAGATTATGTTGGTCGATGGGATGCTGGGGAACAAAGCTGTCTTGCTTGCGCTAAGTTCCTTGACCACAGGCAACTTAAACTCGAAAATACAAAAGACGGCCAAGCCATTCCGAATGCAGGATGTCTTGCCGTCAACTCACGACTATATCGTCCCGCCTTTGAATGAGGAGCAGCAGCGCGAACAAACGAACAAGCAATTGGTGGCGTTTGTGGCGATGAAGCCCGGTTCGGAGGCATTCTTGAAAGTGTGACATGGCCTACATCCCCCAAGGGCACAAATACGAGCTAACCGGGTTTGCTGAGTTTGAGCAGCAACTGCAAGAGATGGCTAGTGACTTTCGGGGTGATTTGATTGCCAGAAACACTTTGGTTCCTGCCGCCAAGGCAGCAATGGATTCGGTTCTTAATTCGGCCACATCAAAAGCTCCTGTTGGCGATAAGCCAAGGGACGCAAAAAATCCAATTCACATGAGGGATACCATCCGACTGGATGCCCGTATCCCGGCAGAGAAAGACAAGCGCAGCGAATACGTTAATGATACTGATGCCGCAATTGCCGTGGTTTCGGTCAAAAAGAGCGCCGTTTCTTTGGCAAACGAATTTGGCACATCCAAGATGCCAGCAAGACCTTTTTTGCGCCCTGCACTGCAAGAAAACACTCAGACGGTACTGACGGCACTAAAATCTGAACTGGCTCAAAGAATCGTGGATTACGCCAAGAAATTGGAACGCAAGAGGAACAAATAATGGCTTCACAAAATATTGCCCGACTTGGCGTTGTCCTTGGCTTGGACACGGCTGAATTTACAGCCTCTATTGACAAGGCAATTTCTGAAAATGCCAAGCTGAAAAATGCAATTCGGCGTGACACGAATGCTGCTGCTGCCGAGTTAAAGCAGCTTATCCACGCGACAGACGATTACGGTAAGGCATTGACTCGTGTTGAGTTGATGCAGCGTGAGACTACTAGCGGCAGGTTTATGAACGCTACTTCTGACATGAAGAAGCGTTTGTTGGATCAGGCGGCGGCTTACGACAAGATGGCCGCATCTGCCAAAAATGCCACTGGCGCTCAATTTAAGTTAAACGAGCAGCAAAAGATTCAGTTGACATACCAGACAACTGACTTGTTTACGCAGATTGCCTCTGGTCAAAGCCCGTTTATTGCCATCTTGCAGCAGGGTGGTCAGCTTAAAGATGTGATGGGTGGCATTGGACCTATGTTTAAGGCCATTGGCACATTGTTCACGCCTTTCTCTGTTGGCATGACCACTGCCGCTGTTGCTGTTGGTTCATTGAGTTATGCCCTGTACAAAGCAATTGATGACCTGCAAAAGTTTCAGGATGCAATGACTTTGACAGGCGGCTTTGCTGGTGTCACTTATGACAAGCTGCTCAACCTTGGCGACTTGCTATCGCAAAAGACTAGCGCATCTATTGGTAATGCTAGAGATGTGATGCAGCAATTGGCAGCATCTGGCAAGTTCACTGGCGCGACTTTGGAGTCAGTTGGCGAAGTCATTTTGCGCTTCTCCAAGATTGCTGGAGTTAATGCTGCTGAAGCTGTTAAGACGTTGATGCCGCTGCTTGATGGCACAGCAAGCTCTGCCAAGCAGTTGAACGACAAATATCACTTCCTGACGCTTGAGCAATACAAGAACATTGAGGCGCTTGAGAAACAAGGCAAATTGCAGGAAGCTGCAAAGATGCAGGCCACTTTGCTCAACGAGAGCTTGCAATCAACACAGCGAGAGCTTGGCAACTTGGAAAAGGCTTGGCAGGGTGTTGCCAACTTTGCATCGAAAGCATGGGATGCAATGATGGGTTGGGGCCGTGAAAACGGCACTCAAAGAGCCGTAGAGTTGCAAAGGCTTATCAATGAAACCATCGTAGAAATTGACAAGCGGCAAGCAAAGGGAATGAAGACTGGCTCGCAAGAGGCTGCTCTTGCGGCATTCAGGACTGAGCTAAATGCAATTGTCTCTAAGGAAATGGCTGCTCTTGATGAAGCTGAAGCGCGAGCCAAAAAAGTAAAAGAAGAGCAAGACAAGATTAGGGATTACGCTGGCGCTGGTGGCGCAACCAAGTCAAAAGAAATCACGCTTGCTATTGCCAAGGCTGAAGCTGAAATACGCATGATGCAGGCAATGAAGTCTGCCAACGAAATTCAAGCAATTGAGTTGGAGACTCAAAAGAAGATTGACGAAAAGAAACTTGAGTTTAGCAAGAAATCTGCTGAAGAGCGCAGAGCTTTTGGCAAGCAACTTGCAGAGCAAGAAGCAAAAGAGATTGAAGCCATCCAACTTGCTTCTGAAGAAAAAATTCGGCAGGTTCGTACTAAGAATATGCTGGCCGAGTTTGCCGAAGAGCAAAAGCAGCAAGATGAAATCAATGCAGCAAGGGCTGCTGAAGACAGCCGTTTGGCAGCTATTCGCACAAGCAACCAAACCCGAACAAGGGATATGGAGTTCATGAAAGAACAGCTTGAGATGCGAAACAAGATGATCTTTGCTGTGGAAAAAGAGCAAAGACTTGCACAGCTATCTCTTGAATACGCCCGGCGCAGGAAAGAGGTTGAGGCTCAAGGTGGTCCAGATCGACAATTCAATCTTGACCAAGTTGACCGCCAAGAACAAATGGCAAAGCTGTTCATTGAAATTGAGACAGCTATGCTCAGAACACAGCGCGTGTTTGATTCTGTGTGGAACAACATGGGTTCGGCTATCGACAACTTTGTCAAGACTGGCAAATTGAGCATGAAAGATTTTGCTCGCAGCGTGATTGCCGACTTGCTTGCCATGCACATGAAGATGCAGGCGATGACGTTGCTGCGTGGTTTGTTTAACAGCTTTATGCCAGCCGGAGCGCCAGTTAACCCAAGTCAATATGCTTTGAATTTTTCTGGAGCAAGACTTGGGGCGCAACCAAGAGCTAACGGTGGACCTGTATCTGGAGGCGCTCCTTACATTGTTGGCGAGCGTGGCCCTGAGATGTTTGTGCCATCCGGCTCGGGTACGATCATCCCGAACCACAGCATGGCTAATCAAAGCGTCACCAACGTCACAAACAACTACATCAATGCCATTGACACCAAGTCGTTTGAAGATCGCCTTCTGGGCAGTTCTAATGCGGTTTGGGCGGCTAATCAGTACGCTAACAAGAACCTTGCGACCAATTTCGGGAGAACCTAATGTCGTTTCAAACAATCTTTGAAGTTCAGCAGTCCATGACGGTGAACACCCGCAGGACTGTTGGTCAGCAGGTCAGCCGTTCTGGTCAGGTTCGTGTGGCGCAATACCTTACTGCTGTGCCGTGGGTGTTTACGGTAACTCCGCACAACTACCTGCCTTACGCAACATCACGCGACATTATCCAGACGATTGATAACCGTGACCGTCAATTGCCAGAAACAATTACATTTAACAGCGACAACCTGTCTTGGTTTACTGCTTATCAAGGAAGCCTAACCACTGCTCAAGTTAACGCATTGACATTGGCTGGAGTCCCGGCTGCTAATTCACAAGACATTGTTGTTGGAAATCTTCCTGCTATTAGCTCTACAAGAATTGTATTTAAGGCTGGTGATTTTTTGCAGATGGGGAAGTACACATACAAGGTGCGTGAGGATGTTTTGCGCGGAAATGGTGCGACTGTTAATGTTGGGTTGCATCGTCCTGTTATTGGTACAGTCACTGTCGGCACATTGACTAATGTTGGCAAAAATTGCACTTTTACCGTTCTTGCGGAGAAATGTCCAACTTACACACTTATGCCTGCACCGGGAAGCGCATTTGTGCAATGGGATGATGCTTTTGTTTTTAGAGAGGACATCACAGCATGACTACAACAATGACTGCGTTGAATAGTTCATCTATTATTCAAGCAGAATTTATACGGCTAACCATGCCGTCTGGCACATATACATTTTGCAACGCAGCATCACCAATTAACGTAAATGGACTTGTTTTTACAAATCTTGGTAGTCTCCTGCAATTGAGTGACATTAAGAGAGATATCAAAGCCACAAGTTCAGATTTATCAGTTTCTTTAACTGGTGTTGATGGCTCAAGTGTTGCACTTGTTTTAAGTTCTGATATCAAAGGATCGCGTATTGAGGTTTGGCGCGGCTTCTTAAATGAAAACAATCAAATCATCACTACGCCTACGCAGCAATTCTTTAAGCGGTATCAGGGCATCGTTTCTAACTTCTCCATTACGGAAGACTTCAACGAGCAACTACGCACTCGCGTGGCAACTGTTGGTCTGTCCTGTGCTTCATTTAGAACCATTCTTGAGAACCGAGTCGGTGGCGTGCGTACAACGCCAAAGATTTGGCAGGTTTACTATCCCAACGACACGAGCATGAACCGAGTGCCGACCATTGCAGGCTCATACTTTGACTTTGGCGGTCAACCCGTTTCGTCTGGCAGTCAAGCAACGTCCAACGCTCCGTCACAAAGAATTTTTGGCCGATGATAAGAAAAGCGACAAGATACGATATACCGAGACTGCTTGAGATAGTCGAGGCGTATGCCTTTGAGAATCCAATTGCAGTTCTTGGCAAACAAGCCAACCATGACCCCAAATATGTTGAGAGCCTGTTGTTTGGCATCATCATGGGCAGGGGGTTTGTCTATATTGACAACCACATGAGGGGCGCAATTATTGGAATTAAAAATCAGAACATCTGGTGTCCAAAAGTGAGAGAATTGAACGAGTTGCTTTGGTGGGTAGAACCCGAGTACAGAAACGGCACAATTGGTGGTCGGCTCTGGAAGGCGTTTGACCAAGAGGCTACTCAGATGTTGGGAAGCGGTGATGTTCATTGCGTCATTACATCTGTGTCAGCATCCGGCCCATTGATTGATTACACCAAGCGCGGCTACAAGGCAGTCGGCGCTAGTTTTGTGAAGGAATAGATATGGTCGGGACAATGATTGTTGCGGCGCTGGCAAATGTTACTGCGGCGGCTGTTGCTTCATCTTTTGCATTAACGGCTGCTGCTTTTGCTGTTAACTTTGCGGTTTCCAGCATCCTGTCTCGCGTCTTTGCGCCAAATTCTGGTGGTAGTCAAGCCATCGACAATGGTGTTCGCCAGCAAGTTCCTCCGTCATCTACAAACAGCATTCCAATCGTTTACGGGGATGCCTATTGCGGCGGCAGGTTTGTTGACGCAGTTTTGAGTACAAATGCTAAGACCATGTATTACGTCATGGTTGTGTCGCACATCAGCCCAAATGGTCAGTTCACATTTGACCAGTCAGATATGTATTGGGGCGACAGAAAAATTACTTTTGATGCTGACGACAGAACTAGAGTTGTCAGCTTGACTGATGGTGCTGGCGGCGTAGATTCCAAAGTAAGCGGGAATCTTTTTATTGCTTTATACACATCAACACAAGCGGGTTCTATAAGCTCCACAAATGGTGCATCTTTGCCAAACTCATTTATGGGTGGCAGTGACATTCCGCTTGAGCTTAGGTGGCCTAGTTTTGGCAGGCAAATGAACGGCTTGGCTTTTGCTATTGTCAAACTGAACTACAACCGAGATGCAGAAACAACAAGTATGCAAACGGTCACATTCAAAGCTCGCCAATACCTAAATGGAGCAGGCGCTGCAAAGCCCGGCGATGTTTGGTACGACTACATCACAAACCCGATGTACGGCGGCGCAATGGACTCTGACATTGTTGATGCAACTTCTGCCGCTGCATTGAACACATATTCTGATGGACTTATCCCGTATTTGGAAAATGGCGTTCAATATTTCCAGCCTCGCTATCGCATCAACGGCGTTATTGACACAGGTCAGTCGTGTTTGAACAACATCAACGCAATTATGATTGCCTGCGATTCATGGAATCAATATAACGCAGCAAAAGGACAATGGGGCGTTGTCATTAATAAGGCGGAAACGACTGCGCTTGCTTTTGATGACAGCAATATCATTGGCGAGATTCGCGTCAGTGCCTATGACATCACTAGCAGCATAAATCAGATTGAAGCCGAGTTCCCAAGCAAAGAGAACCGTGATCAATCGGACTTCGTGTATTACGAAACTCCTACTGGTTTGCTTTATCCAAACGAGCCGACAAATAAACAATCCATTCAATTGTCGATGGTCAATGACTCTGTGCAGGCGCAATATTTGGCCTCTCGCATTCTTGAGCAGGCTCGTGAAGATTTAATCGTCAATATCAGCACCGCTTATACAGGCATTCAAGTTGACGCTGGCGATGTTATCTCTATCACCAACTCATCCTACGGCTGGACAGCAAAGCTGTTCCGTGTGATGAAGGTGTCAGAAGTCAGTCTTCCCGATGGCAACCTTGGTGCAACATTTGAACTCAACGAATACAACGCACAGGTTTACGATGACCGCGACATCACAAAATACATTCCTGCGCCCAACACAGACCTACCTGATCCATCCAACTTTGGAAACTTGATTGCTCCTATTGTTGTCGCTTCCTTTCCAAGTTCTCCAGTGCCTAGCTTCACTGTGCAGCCTTATGTTGGTAGCGGCGGCTTTGTGACATACGCAGAAGTTTGGTATTCGGCATTTGCCAATCCAACGGCATCGCAAATTTACTTGGGAGGCACAACCAGCATACCAAGCAACGGAGTTCCTTATTCCGCTGGACAAACATTGCCTATTGTTGAAGTTCAAATTCCAGCAGGCAATTGGTATCTGTTTTACCGTCTTGTCAATCCAATTGCAACAAGCCAGTATTCTCCAGCCAGCACAGTGTTTAACTGGAGGCCAACTACATTTCAGTACACAGAGCGTTATCTTGCTGTGCGTTATGCGGACAATGCCACAGGCACATCAGGTTTCAGCACAAGCCCAAGAAATAAAACTTACTATGGGTTATTCAATAATGTGACGGCTAACGCCAGCACCAATCCTGCTGATTACACTTGGTACGCAGGAGATTTTGGAGCTTCAAATTATTTGTTATATGCGAATCGAACAAATAGAAAGTTCAGTTTTAACATTGGGAATGCTTCGTTCAACAACCTTGGCGGCGCTTTTGTTCCAACTGAAACATCTGTATATGATTCCTCTGTTTGGGGCGCATTGGAGGACGGTGACACTATCATTGATCTTGATCTCCGAACAGGACAACTTACTAAAGCAGGATCAACTGCAATCAGTTCTGCGGACGGTTTGTTGAGCGTGACAAACAATACAAGTGGGTCAATGATTGTTTCTTTGCAAAAGTTTTTGAACTTTGGAAACGGCGTTTACTCCAAGACATTTAGTACGGCTACTTTGACTGTAGATGTATTTGGACGAGTGGTTGGATTTACGCAGCCTGACGATTTCTTTTACACAGAGGATGTTTTTATCGCAACTGCAGGTCAGACTACGTTTGGCGTTAACCATGTAGTTGGCAACATCCTTGTGTTCCGTGATGGCGTTTTAATGGACACAAGCAACTATTCTGAAACAACCACAACTGTAGTTCTGGCGAATGCCTGCACTGCCGGAGAAATTGTCACAGTGTTCAACATGAGAGCAGTCAGTACAGATCAGTATTACGAAAACCTGAACGTGACAATTGTTTCCAGTACGGCCAATTCAATTACTTATATTGCCCCTGCCTATCAAATCATTAGTGCTGGTGATTTGCTTTGTTTTGCAGAAAACCAGCCTGAATCATCTGCATCTCCAACAACTTACACAGTTCAGTCCATCAATACAAACACCAAAACAATTGTGTTTACGACCAACATTGCTGGCGCTTCAGTTGGGTTTAGTGCATTCAGAAAGCGTCCAGCTGGTTCCTCATATAGGCCATTTAGTCGTTATACCGTTGACTTGTCTAATGCTAACTCTTATGAGCCTCCACAGTTCACAATTCGCAATGGCTTTGAGATGATCTATGTTAACGGCGCTCAATTTAGTGAAATTGATTACGATCTTTCTGGCAATGCAATTGGCGGATTTCCATCAGCAGTGACAGGAAAGATGACGTTTATCATGTTCTCGGAAAACAATTTTGGCGTTCCATCCTCTAACGTAACCAACACGGTGTCTTATTCAGCCAATGGCGCATTGAGTTATGTTTTCCCAAGCAATCCTTTGGCTATGGAAGTTTATGCAAACGGGGCGCTTTTGGCTCAGGGAACTGGCTTGGATTACACAGCTAACTCGTCTGGATACAATCTGGTCCAGCCATTTAACAACAACTTTACATTGCTCAATCAGCAAACTTTTGCTAGGATTGGGCCTGCATAAGGACATCAAATGACTCAAGCCTATAACCTTTCACAGCTTGCAAACAACCTAGATTCGTCTGGTCGTTTGGACGCAACTGACGGATTGGTCAACGCTGTTCCAGTTGCGAACGGTGGAACTGGAGCTTCTTCTGCTTCTACGGCTAGATCAAATCTTGGTGCTGCCGCAGGATCAATGTCATCGTTTGACTTTTTTGAACAAAGCGGTGTTCTTTACATTCGGTTTAATGGCACAACCATTGCATCAATTGATTCTTCTGGCAACTTTACCGCAGAAGGTAACGTCACTGCCTATCAGTCTGTTTGAGGTAAATTATGCCAACCCCAGCATCCGGTACGATTTCAATTCAGCAGATCAATGCGGAGTTTGGTCGTGGAAATAATTTGAATGCTTATAGAGGGACTACTTGGTTTACCCCGCAAGGTGGATCAGGAACTTTTTCATCTGGCGCTATTTCCATGAGTGAGTTTTATAACAAGCAACCAAATAGCCCAACATTCTCATTAACAATCAGCAGCAATCAGACAAATGCAAACTTGCGCACCTTGGCGATAAATGCTGGCTGGAATCAATCTTCTCAACTTATTGCAACAATTGGTGGCGGAGTTTATTTAAGCAGCAATTCAGTTGGCACTCCGGGCTTGACCGTAGATGGCTCTTTCCCCGGTGGCGTTCAACTTATAAATAATGGCTTTATCATTGGCATGGGTGGTGCTGGTGGTCAAGGTCGAGGAATTAATGGCACTGCTGGTAATAGCGGTTCTGGTGGCGGCTCCGGCGGGTTGGCGCTATCTGTTTCATCCGTAATTTCCATAACAAACAATGGAACAATTGGTGGCGGCGGTGGTGGTGGCGGCGGTGGTGCTGCTGGCTGGGACAGTGGCGGTTACGATGTATGGTCATTCTCTGGAGGCGGAGGTGGTGGTGGCCGAAGTGGCGCTTCGGCAAACTCCTCTGGCGGCTCTGGCGGCCCCGCCAGTGGCGGTACTATTATTCGCAGTGGAAATTCTGGTGGCGCTGGAACCGTTTCTTCTGCTGGCGGCGGAGGCCAAGGCGCAACTCTTTCTCCACGACAGGCTGGCTCCGGTGGCTCTGGTGGCAATTGGGGATCAGCAGGCAACTCTGGTGGTGGAATTGTGTCTTTCTTGATTAACGCTGGTGGCCCATTTGGTGGTGGCGCTGCTGGCGCTGCCGTTTCAGGAAATGGAAATATTAATTGGTTGGCGACTGGTACTCGCCTTGGAGCAATATCATGAACATCACATATACATACGAAATCATTTCTGTTGACGAGGCCAATCGGTGCATGGAGATTATTTACTCCGCTGATGGTCATCAAACCATGCACATTGGCGCACGTTTGCCTTTTGAGGGCGAATCTTTGGAGGCGGTTATAGATCAATACGCTCCAACTGCATACTGGATTGAACAACAGCAACCAGTTACATTGCCACAAGTTGGAGCAAAAGGCGTAATTGCTCCTTCTGAGCCTTTGCCGCAAACACCCACGGAAGACACGGAGTTTGCTCCAATTTTCCCAACACCCATGAGCGGTCGAATTGAGACTGTAGTTTTTGAGAAGGATTCAACATGACACAGCCAACTGTTCAAATCGGATGCGTTGCCAATTTATTTGTGCGACAAATGCATTTTGCTGTTGCTGGCGATATGGAGCTTGGGCACAAACACGCTTTTGATCACATGACGTTGCTTGCAAAAGGCAAACTCAAGGTAAAGATCAATGACGAAGAGACTGAGTTTACTGCGCCTCAAATGATCTATATCAAGGCTGATCTTCAGCACGAGTTGATTGCTGCCAGTGACAACACTGTTGCGTATTGCATTCACGCCCTTAGATCAGGCGAAACAAACGATATTATTGATCCAGACATGGTCCCCAAGTCGCGTGAACTGTATGACTTGATGAAGAAGCTGGTGGTCAGGGAGTAAGAGTGAATTTGCCACACTTCAATGATGTCGTAGATTTTGCTCGATGGTATCTTTCGAGTGGGATGCCATTTATGCCGCCTGAGAAACAGGAAGTTTTTGTTTCTGATGATGCAACTGCAAGTTGTTTGTTTCGGAGTGGGCGATATCAATTTGAAATTTATTTGATTCACCCAAATCCTGTCATCCCAGTGCATGAGCATCCGGGTGTAGAAAACGTGGAAATTGTTGCCTCCGAAATATTCAAGTTGGGTCTTGACAAAATTAATGAAGTTGTTCAGCGCAAGGGAATGAGCCACGGGATCGGAATCCGGCATAGAGCCGCGCATTCCGGTATGGCGCTTTACTCTGCTCAAAAGTGGGATGAAGGCTTGGAGATGTCCACCATTGGCGCAAGATGGAAGGGTCATACTGCTGGCCCTAAACACGAGGCTCTTATAAGTCGCTTTAATCCCGGATGCTTAGTTTATCCCGGATATGCGGATGTGACGCAAAAACAGCCTCTTGTGGAAATACTTTAAAGGTTAATTATGGATTTGGTATTTCCTAATAAAACAAACACCGTAGAAGAATTTGCACAGTGGTACAAGCAAAACAACTATCCCATAAGGCCACCAGCCGGGGATTGTGTTTATGTCACCGACAATAGTTACAGTTATGTCGTTTTTCGACAGGGTAATTTTCAGGCGGAGATATATCTTGTAAAACCAAATTCAGGCTCTCCCGAACACAGTCATCCCCGAGTTGAAAACATTATTTTACTTTGGGGTGGAGATGCTTTCGCAACATACGATGGTGTGATGGTTGATTCTCCGGCATTTGTTGAGCCAAAAAACAGTGACGAACCAAGCCCCTATTTTGGCGCGATGGGTCCAAAAATTACGGATAAGCACACACATTCTTTGCGAACAGGATCAAGAGGCGCTGCATTCTTGAGTCTTGAAAAGTGGCCGGAAGACGTTAAACCTACAAGTGTTGTAGTGAACTGGAAAGGTGCTGCTATTGGAGCGCAACACGCGACACATATCGACAGTTTGTGAGCGCATTAGGGCATAATTACATCAAGACAAGACATGACCGTAGCCCTGCAAGTATGCGGGGAGCGTTACCACCCGAGAATTGGGGAATCCAATGGCTGTCTTTAACAAAAACACACTTACACAAGTGTCGGGGTTTGACAACCCCATCATCGCTGGCGAACTAGTCTATCAACAACAGACCTACTGGAACCTTGTGTTTTCCAGTTCCAATGGAACCCCAGTTAGCTTGGCTGGTGCAACAATCAATGCTCAAATTGTTCGCCGTCTTTTGACTAACATTCAAGACAGTCGCAGCGGCTTGACGTTTGATATTGCTGACTACAATCCTCCGCCAACACCAGTTCCTTTAACCATCACAAACCGCAACGATCAACTTGGCGCATTTACGCTTGTGATTAACCAATCGTCTTGGGATGTTATTGCAGGCGACCCTGAGTTAGATATCTCTGCTCAAAGTCCTGTTGGATTTTCTGGCCGGATCAAAATTAGCTTTCCTGCTAGTAATGGAACTCCGCAAGATGATGCAATCATCTTTTTGTTATTCCTTGTTCGCTCTGATGGTGTTGTCAACACCTCTGCATCCGTTTAAGGGGGAGCTATGGCTAATTTGAACGTAACCGTCACGGACGCAAACAATATCAGCGTCCAAGTATTGCCAACGCCAGATCAAGTCATCAACATTGACCGTGGTGTGGCGGGTAATGGTGTTGCCAGCATAACGCAAGTTGACATTGGCGATTTTGCTTATCTTGATATTGTTTACACAAACGGTGTTGAAGAGCAACTTGGACCAATTGGGATCAGCAGTGAAATCCTGATTGACATTGAAAACAACATGGTCAGCATTGTTGCCGTTGCTGGCGACCTTGCCGTCATCAATGATGTGTACGACAACCTTGCGGCCATCAATAATGTAAACGCAAATATGGCAGCAATTATTGCTGCACCTGAATATGCGATTGAGGCTCAAGATGCTGCCGCTGCCGCGCTTGCATCTCAGAATGCCGCCGCATCTTCTGCGACTGCCGCCTTAAACTCACAGAATGCTGCCGCCACATCTGCTGGCAATGCCTTGACTTCGGCCAATGCCTCTGCTGCTTCTGCTGCCGCAGCCCTTACTTCTCAGCAAAACGCCGCTACTTCAGCAAGCAATGCTTCCTCCTCTGCTTCGGCATCAGCAAGCTCTGCAAACAATTCCGCAGGCTCTGCCGCAGCAGCTTTGGTTTCTGAGGGCAACGCAGCCGCATCTGCTCAGACAGCACTTACACAAGCCGGGATTGCCACCGACAAGGCCGCAGAAGCCTCTGCATCAGCATCTGCTGCGCTTGCATCGGAAAACGCTGCCGCATCCTCTGAGACTGCCTCCGCTGCATCTGCTGCCGCTGCATTGGCATCTGAGCAAGCTGCTGACAATAGCGCAGACCTTGCCGCACAACAAGCTGTAGATGCTCAAAATTCTGCTGGAGAATCTGCAACCTCCGCTGCCGCCGCCTTGGCTTCTGAACAAGCAGCCGATACATCTGAAAGCAACGCTGCTGCTTCTGCTGCTGCTGCTTTGAATTCCGAAAATGCAGCGGCCAGTTCTGCCTCTGCTGCTCTTTCCTCGCAAAATCTTGCCTCTTCTTATGCTCTTGCTGCTGGCAACAGCGCATTAGATGCCGCAGCATCTGCTTCTGATGCTTTGACATCAGAAAATGCTGCTGCCGCTTCTGCTGCTGCCGCCTTGGCATCAGAACAGGCCGCTGATGGAAGCGCAGACATTGCTTCGCAACAAGCCATAGCTGCTCAAACCTCTGCTGGAGATTCGGCAACTTCTGCTGCTGCGGCCTTGGCTTCTGAGCAGGCTGCTGCCGCATCCGAGTCTGCTGCTGCTACATCTGCCAGCAATGCACTGACATCTGAAAATGCCGCCTCTGCATCTGCTGCTGATGCGCTGGATTCTGAGACTGCTGCTGCCGCTTCTGCCGCTGCTGCACTTGTTTCGGAGCAAGCCACTGCTGCTTTGTACGACAACTTTGATGACCGCTATCTTGGCGCAAAGAACTCTGACCCAGCAACAGACAATGACGGAAACCCACTGATTACTGGCGCGTTGTACTTCAACACTGTCACCAATCGGATGCGTGTTTACGATGGTACTGCATGGGAAAACTCATACGTTCCATCGACTGACTTTGTTGCCAAGTCGCCCACAGCGACAGACAATGCTGTTCCTCGTTTTGACGGCACATCTGGCAACACAATTCAGGACTCTGGCGTCATCATTGATGACAACAACAACATTGCAGGCAGCAGCTTCACTGGCGGCTATGTTCAAATTGACACTACGCTCAACATTCCTTCTGCTGTCGGAAGAATGGTTTGGGATGGCACTCAAGGAACAATTGCTTTTAATGCTCTTGCTGACGGTATTGTTCGCATCGGCCAATCCATTTTGGCTCGCGTAACAAACGCAGAATCTACGACCATTCAAAAAGGTGAAGCGGTTTACTTGTTTGGCGCACAAGGCGACAGAGCCACTGTCAAGTTGGCAAGCAACACAGGTGATGCTACATCTGCCAAAACATTTGGTCTTGCAAATCAAGCAATTCCTGCTGGTGGCACTGGCTTTGTGATGTGCCAAGGTGTGATTGATGGACTGAATCTTTCCACATTTACCGCTGGTGACTCGTTGTATCTGGGGGCAACTCCCGGTTCAATCACAAATGTCAAGCAATACGCTCCAAATCACCTTGTGTATATTGGTGTGGTTGAGCGAGCTAACGCAGGCAATGGTCAAATTTACGTTCGTGTGCAAAACGGCTACGAGCTTGACGAATTGCATAACGTATCGGCGCAAACTCCTACAACTGGTCAAACGCTTGTTTACAACGGAGTAAACGGCTTGTGGGAAAAATCAAATGCTCCTGTTTTGAGTGACGCGACAGGCTTGCCTTTGGAAACTGGTGTTACAGGTGTTTTGCCTGTTGCTAACGGCGGTACAGGCGCATCTACAGATTCTGATGCTCGCACAAACCTTGGCCTTGGCACTGCCGCCGTGCTAAATGCTGGCGTTGCAGATGGCGTGGCTACATTGGATAGCAGCGGTACTGTTCCACTTTCTCAAATCCCTGCGTCACTGCAAGGCGCTTTGTCGTATCAAGGTACATGGGATGCGGCCACGAACACACCAACACTGACATCTAGCGTTGGCACAAAAGGCTATTACTACGTTGTCAGCGTACCCGGTGGCACTGTGCTTAACGGTACTGATAACTGGCATATTGGTGACTGGGTTGTATTCAGTGGCACAGCTTGGCAAAAGATTGACAACACTGATGCTGTCACATCTGTCAACGGTCACACTGGCACGGTCGTGCTTGGTTATGCTGATGTTGGTGCGCCATCTGTATCGGGTGCAAACGCAACTGGCACATGGGCAATTGACATTTCTGGAAATGCGGCAACAGCCACTACAGCGGCAACATCTAACGACCTGAACATTAACGGCTTGACATCAGAATCAGCAACTCAGTCTTCTGACCTGATTGCTTTCTATGATGTATCTGCTGGCGCTACACGCAAAGCCACTGTGTCACAGCTTGCGCTGGTCGGTCCTACTGGTCCTACAGGTGCAACTGGCCCGACTGGACCTACAGGTCCAACAGGTCCAACAGGTGCTACAGGCACAGCAGCAACAATCGCAGCAGGAACAACCACTACAGGTGCTGCTGGCACATCTGCAAGCGTCACCAATAGCGGCACATCTTCTGCTGCTGTGTTTAATTTCACCATTCCACAAGGTGCGACTGGTCCAACTGGACCAACTGGACCTACTGGACCCACAGGTGCAACTGGACCCGTTGGCCCAACTGGCCCGACAGGGCCAACAGGCGCAACAGGAACTGCTGCAACTGTCGCTGTTGGTACAACCACTACAGGCGCAGCAGGAACGTCTGCTGCCGTAACAAATAGCGGTACATCGTCTGCGGCCACATTTAACTTCACCATTCCTCGTGGAGATACAGGCGCGACTGGTCCAACTGGTCCTACTGGCTCACCCGGACCTGCTGGCCCCACTGGACCTACTGGCTTGACTGGCCCCACTGGCCCTACTGGTTCTCCCGGACCTACTGGACCTACTGGTGCAACAGGAACTGCCGCAACCATTACTGTTGGTACAACGACCAACTTGACTGCTGGCAGCGCAGCAACTGTGACAAACAGTGGCACATCTGCTGCTGCTGTATTTAACTTCGGCATTCCAATTGGCCCAACTGGAGCTACAGGTCCAACTGGACCCACTGGCCCTACTGGTTCTCCCGGACCTACTGGCCCGACTGGTTTGACAGGTAACACAGGTGCGACTGGTCCAACTGGACCTGCTGGTTTGAATGGCGGCCCCGGTCCAACTGGTCCTACTGGCCCTACTGGCGCTCCCGGACCCACAGGCCCAACTGGCCCAACTGGCCCAACTGGCCCATCTGGCGCAACCATTCTTGGGGTTAACAACACTTGGACTGGCGTTAACCAGTTTAATGCCAATCAAAACACGGGTTCAGGATCAAATCCTCCATTGCAGGCTTACGGTACAAACAGCGGCGCAATGATGGCATTCCATCGTGGCGGTTTTTATGCCGTCAACATGGGATTGGACTCAGATAACGTCATGCGTATCGGCGGCTGGTCAGCTTCAGCAAACCGCTGGCAGTTAGATATGTCCGGAAACGGAACATACGCTGGAAACGTAACGGCATATTCTGATGAGAGGCTAAAGAAAGATTGGGCTGAATTGCCTGATGACTTTATTGATCGTCTTGCAGCCGTTAAAAACGGAACTTACACTCGAATCGATACAGGGGAGCGACAAGCTGGGTCATCTGCTCAAGATTGGCTTGAATTGCTTCCAGAAGTAATTTCCAAGACAAACGATGAGCAAGGCACTTTGTCGCTTGCTTACGGCAATGCCGCTTTGGTTGCTTGCGTTAAACTTGCACAGCGAGTCCTCGCGCTTGAGAAACAACTGAAAGACAAGACATGACACACCTTCCCATCTGGTACATGGGCCAAATCCCGACAGACGTATGCGATGCAGCTGTTCGAGACTTTATGGCTATTGAGCCGCAACCTGCGTCTATGGGCGCAAATGGTGAACATCAGGACAAAAGCCAGCGCGATACCGTGCTGCGCTTTGCTCCTGCCGACCATTGGTTCGGCGGCATCATGTATGAGCATGGTTTAGCGGCCAACAGACACACAGGCTGGGGGTATGACATCACAGGCCATGAAAACGTCCAATTTGGCTCATACGGGCCTGCTGGACACTATGGCTGGCACACAGACACATTTCCTCTTTGCGGCCTTCCTGTCGAGCGCAAAGTCAGTGTCATTT